ATCGGCCATCTGATACAGACGAATCGCCAAGTACATCGACAGACTCTTACCAGCAGACGTCGCCGCCAGACAGATAGAGCGACCAGAGTTCATCATGTAGGTCACTGCATCGTACTGATAATCATACGGATCGATAGCCACACCTTTATCATGCGGGCGAATGAAGTCAGTTGTCAGTGCCTCGATGTCAGCGCGCTCAGCAGACGGGGCCACAAGCAACGCAGGATCGATTTTGACGCTGTATTCTTGCTTAGTGATGAACTGCACTAGCTCGAACAAAAGACCGCTGTACATGCGCTTATGCGTGCGATTGTAGAGGCGCTTGATGCCGTCCCAACGACCACTGCGAACGCGTGGGTCAAACTGTGCATTGTCGACCTTGAAGCTGAAGCGCTCTGAGATCTCCATTTCCATAGAGACTTCTTTGCACCTGATATGCATCCAGGTCGAATTGAGTTTGGTGATAACGATGTCTGGACTATTCATCAGATAAGAAATCGTTGGCGTGCTTGAGCAACTGGTTGATAGGTGCATCACACGCGTAGCAGTCGATCTCGGATTGATCACGCAAAGCGCCGAAGTATCTGTGGTGACCGTCAAGAATGCAGCCGTCAGTCGACGTGATGATCGAACCGTAAGGGGCAGTCATGCTGTCGACTTTGTCTTGGTCGAACTCGGTCTGAGTAGGCCTGATCGCATCAAGTGCAATCGGGCCTTTAGTGACAGTTATGCCTAAGAATTCGAGGTATGCGGCGAACGCTTCTTGGTCTGCGATCTGAGGCATACTTGAGCGTGGGATGTTGAACGCGCCGGCGATAGATTGCTCAGTCACATATTGGTTGAACGAAAGCATAGATGAACCTGTGGTATGGTTTTGATCTATTACTTATCGTCGGATTTTTAACCATTAAAAAAGGCCCCGAAGGGCCTAGTAAGACAGTGTTGTTTATGCGCCGCTTTCGAACTTGCGCCAGTCGATTGCCGACTTGATATGAAACGTGCGTGAACTGATTTCCTTGATAGTCTTTTCCAAGAAGTCAACCATCTGCGATTGGATCTCAAAGATCTCACGCATCAGGCCCATGTAGTCATCAGCATCAAGGTATAACGGAAGATCTGTCTTGGCAACGCGAGTATGTGGTTGACCGTAGTCTGCATAGTACTTGTCAGTCTGCGAACCCATATACCAGCGAGTGCGTTCGAGTGCAACCTTCTTCAACACATTCTGGATCTGTTTTGCTTTGACAGCCTCTTCACCTAACAGACACAACCAACGACTGTGTAGCTTTGGTGTACGAAGTGCCTCACCATCAAGGTTGAACTCGTTGATTACTACCTCTTCACCAGCGAGTTCCTTGATCTCAGCAAAGCGATCAGCGACATCGCGCTTCATGCTTTTGTAATGTTCCATGTTAGTTGCCATGGGTAATGTGTTCTCCACTCACGAGACTTTCAACTTGGAACTCATCAAACACCAACGTAAGGTTGCATGACAGGACGCGTTCATTGTCAATGATACTATACTGAAGTCCACCCAACATCAAGGGCCAAACGCCAGTATAGACGAATCGAGCAACAGGCCTGTTTATTGAATCTAGGATAGTCATCTCAGCAGTTTGATTGTTCTGACCATCAAGTCGAGTCAAGTCGTCAACCCACTTATATACCTCAATCCACTCTCTCAGGTCTTCTGATACGAGAAAGTTGAACGGGATTGGGTCATACGACAACTTGTTACTTGGAAGCATAATGTCGACGGTGCGTGTAGGATATGGTGCACCGCCAAGGTTGACATCAGGTACAGCCGCGTTTTGCAGCTTGAACGAAAGGTCACGGTAGCCAGTAATCGTGAAGATGTACGAACCTGACCGTGCTGGATTATATTGCGTGTAAGAACTGATGTTCTGAGTCATGTTAGATAGCACCTATTGCGCGTGTAGTTGTATATAGCGCAGCCATAAGAAAGGGCGCCGAAGCGCCCTGACTGTTCTTCCAACTAACGCCGCTGTATTAGCCGGTGATGTTAGTAACTTTCATTTTACGGAAGTATTGGTTTTCGCCTTGACCCAGACCCAGACCAGCTTTAGCACCAGAAGCAGTGTGCGAAGCGAACGGGTTAGCAACAACGCCGTAGCGAGTAGCGAAACCGATGATTGGGTTGAATGTAGTCTCACCAACGGTGCGGTACAGTTCAAGTGGCAGATACGGGCAGTAGTAGATACCAGCATCCCAAGCGTTAGCACCACGGTAGCCTACAGTGATGTAGTCAACGGTTGCGAACGGGTCGATGAACACTTGATAGCGACCCATCAGTACGCCTGCGTAAGTCTGAGCAGTGTCATCCACGTTCAGGTTAGCAGTCAGACCTGGAGCGTAATCAAGCACGCCGGCCATGTTCAGAGCAGATGCAACGTTGCTTGAACAGATAACACGGTTAGCACGACCACGACGGGTAGCTTTTGCAACTTCGTTGGCTTCGATTTCCAGTTGGAACAGCAGGCCTTTGAAGCGCTCAACCAACCAACGGCCATCAGAGTCAGCAGCGACGTCGAACAGACCAGGGGTAGCAGCGAACTTGGCGCCCAGTACAGCAGACACGTTCACAGTACGGATACATTCGCGGTCAGTCTCTGCAACTACTTCAGTCGACAGAATGTTGGCCAGTTCGGTTTCCGCGTCCAGACCGTGAATGTTCTTCAGGTCATATTGCAGTTCGCGGGAGAACTGAGCTTTCAGTTTGCGGGTCTTAGCCGAAACGTCAACACGTTCGATACTGAATGCCATTTCGTTCCATGGAGTACCAGCATCAACACCAAGAGCTTCACCAGCGCCTTTCGACATGCCAGTACCGTAGCTAGTGCCAACAACTGGAGCGCCTGCGCCGAAAGCGTCAGTAGCGAAACCAGAAGTATCACCAACTTGAGTACCAGTACCGCTGAAGCCAGAGTTAGCTTCGTCGTACAGTGCTTCAGCACCAGTTTGGTTGGTATAACGGGAACGCATCGCGAAGATCGAACCAGTTGGACCAGTCATTGGCTGAACGCCCATCAGGTCAAATGCCATCAGTTGCGGAACAGACCGACGAACCATTTTCACCAGTACTGGGTCGAAGTTAGCAACGCCGCCAGTGCTGTTAGCAGGCATAGCGGAACCGTTAGCTTCGCTGATGTTCTTCATGAAATTGATCTGGTTTTCAATCAGACGTTCGGTTACTTTTTTGCGATACTGCGAGCTGATCTCAGGGAACTTGTCGCTTTCGATCAGTTGCTTAATTTCTTCTTTCAGAAGTTCGGTCATTTTGTAACTCCGTTGTGAATTTTGTAATTAACTTTATTTATAACAGTCGGTTTTCTGATAGACTGTTAGCCGCGAAGGCTATTAAACAAGTGGGATTCGTAAGTCGATTTCTCATTAACTACAGGTTTCTGAGGTTCAACCGGCTCGGTGATTTGTGTAACTTGACCAACTGGGAAGTACGATTCGTACAGCGATTTGACGGCTGCGGTGAACTGTTCATCCGACTTGTATTCGACCTTTTCAACAACGGAGGCGAATGACTCTTTTTGGGTTTCACTCAGAGACTCAGTGATCTTGCCAACAATGACAGTACTCTTGAACTTACTGTTTTCGTTCATCAGGTCGATGTTCTTATCAGTCAAAGCGTTCAAGCTTTCTTTCAGTGAACCAAGTTGAGTTTCGAGCGCGCCAACTTGATCAACAGTACCCTGAGGCATGTTCAAGTTGTGGCTTTCGGCAAGACCGACTAGACCAGTCAGGAACGATTCAGCCAGTTCGACTTTCGCACCGGCAACCAAAGCAACCTTGTTCTCTTGTGTCCACTCAGTAACAGCGGCAGTCAGATACTTGTCAACTTGTGGTTGAACTTGGTCTTTGATATAGGTCTCAGCAAGGCCTTCGAGTTCGGTGATACGTGCTGCAATGCGGGTATCGAACTCTTCTTGAAGACTAGCTGTAACAGTGTCAGTAACCTGCTTGGCTTGTTCGTCAAGGGCAGCAGTGAAAATTACAACTGCTTTTTCCTTGAACTCTTCAGAAAGGTCTTGTCCCGCAAAAAGCGCTTTGATATGTTCGGACATTAAACATTCCTCTGTACTATAAGTGTGTATAACTTTTATTTAGTGGTTGTGAAAAACTGATTACTTGCGCATCGACTTCATGAGGTCTTCAAAGCGCTCAAGGAACAGTTGTTCGGTGAACATTGCGCCTGCATCTTCGTCGTCACTCTGTACCCACACACCGTTGCGAATCTTCCAAGACGTCTCAAAGAGTTGCTTGACGTATGCATTCGGTGCTGACGGGTTATCAACGGCGTCTACAGCAGTCAACATGAAGTCCTTTTGCACATGCTTCATCCCGCCGCTTTCGCGTAGAGAGCCGAGGCCGCGTGTGGAAACGCCCATATTGAAACCACCTTCAAGAAGACCGGCAACAATCTGACCTTGTGGTGTAGGAAGAACTCGGGCCTTACCCATCACGTTGTTGCCGTTCCAAGTCAAAGACTCGATCAGGATCGACGCATTAGCAGGGTCAGCGAACGGACGGTCAGGGTGATTCAACTCACCAAGAGCGCGACGACGACTTACAAAGTTCTCGTTGTATGCATCAACTGCGGATTCCAAGATGCCTTTAGAGTACCAACGCCCATTGCCGTTTTTAACTTCGGCTTGGGCGAAGATGCCTTCAATGTACAACTTCTTTCCGCTGTCGGTGTTTTCATGAAGTACTTCTACGTCATGACTTGATTCGATCAGCAGTTTCATAGCATTAAAGTCCTAGTGCCTTACGTTTACGCATCGCTTTAATGCGCTTGCGGTTGGTACGGTTCTTCAGTGCTTGACCACCAGCAGCTTTAGTTCTAACCGCTTTGCGAAGTGCAATGCGCTTAGTAGCTTTCTCGCCACCGGGGATTGGCACACAAGATGTACCAGTATCGTTCAACTTGTAGCCTGGCTTACAGCGAACCCGACGAGTTTTTTCACCCCTCGAGTTCACTTTGGTGATGATTACAGACTCACCAAGGATCTCGATCTCAACTGTCATTACTCGTCTTCCTTCTCATCTTTGACGGCGCCTACACTGTCGGTATCACTCTTGCCATCGGCATCGGTGTTATCGTTTTCAGTTTCTTCGGACTTCTTGCCTTCGGGATCGGCTGCTTTCTCGGTCATTTTGAACGACTCGGCAACTGACAGTTGGGTTTTGCTAACTTCAGCGCGTGCGCGTTCGGAAAGAGCGGCTTTGATTACTTGCATAGCATCAAGGGCATTTTCTTCCTTGAGCATCGCAATGAATTGAGTTGCTGTATCAGTCATTTGAAAATCCTCTATAACTTATTGGGGAAATGGGATGGGCATACCATCCGCGTCAACTTCTGGCTGGAATTGCTTGACGCTCTTCTCAGCTTTAATTGCCTTGTCGTTCTCGGCAATTTCTTCGTCTGTCTGGCGAAGAATATTCGTCCGGATGTATGCGTTACTGTAGAAGCGGCCGATATACGGAGTCATCTCGCCTGCTAGTTCAATACGGTCGCGCTGCATTTCAAAGTACTTGCGTTCTTCGAGGTACATGTCTTGGGCGTAAACGAACTTCATTTTCGCTTCAATTGCTGGCCACTCAGCGTCGGTGATGATCTTAGTGAGGATCAAGTCGGTGCGGAGAATGTCGCGGAACATCATGTTGAAGCGCTTACGAACTTTCGAAACGAACTTCGAGAACTTCAGTTCATCACGGTTGATCTGTGTGTCTTGACTACCGAACGACATTTGCGAATCGTTGTCGAGACGCGAAGTCGGTACGTTCAAGGCCTTATAGAGACGCTTGAGGAAGTACAGAATGTCATCGATCTCACCCAGCGATTGACCGCCTGGTAGAGTCGACACTTCAGTACCTTTACCGCTCGAAGTACGTGGCAGCCAGTAGTCTTCCTGCATAGTAGTCAGGTGACGTTGATCTTTGAAGTTACCTGCTTCTGGATCGTAGGTCATACGATTACGGAAAGAGTTCTTCAGGTTGTTCAGATACTGTTCAGCCTTGCTCTTAGGCAGGTTACCCACGTCGATGTAGAACACACGACGTTCAGGCGCACGCGAGATACGGTAGATTACAAGCGCGTTCTCCATCATGCGAAGCTGGTTCGCGGGCTTGATAGCTTTGTGAAGCCAACTGATCGCATAGCCCGTCTTAGGGTCTGTCAGGCCCGACGTGACGTATGTCAGCGACTCGGCAGTCAGTTGCAATGCTTCTTTGTATTGACGGTTGTTGGTACCCGACTGGCTCTTCGACGTTTCGCGCTCATCGGCTTTCTCATCGTAGAGGTAGTACTCTTCAACACCATCAATAGTTTTCAATTCTTGGTTGTACTGGATGTTGCGAACCTTAGTTACAAATGCTGGGTTCAACTCAACAACGTTGATGATCCCACGCTTAAGGTTTTTGCTGTCAACAACTTTTTGATACGCAAGACGACCATCGACATAGAAGTTATATGCGCGCTGGTGAATGGTATCTCGAAGATTCATAAGGGTTGCAATCTTCTCATACGACGCGTGAATCTTCTCTTTGATATTTTCCGACAATTCAACTTCGGACAGGTCAAGATCAACTGGATCTTCATCTTCACCGAACGTTACCATCTCATTGATGATATCCTGAACGGCATAGTCGACTTCGTTGAAGTTTGCGGTTTCGCGGTACTTGTGCAGCAACTCAGCCTGCGAGTTTGCAGCCCAATCGAAGTTCATTAAGAACCCGTTCACAGGACTTTCGACGGTCAGAGCGCCATCAGAAAAATCAACAGCAACCTGGTTCGACAACGTCTGCTGTGGCAGCGCATCGGATAGTTTCTGTTTGCGTAGAAAATCGAACATTCGCATAAGTGATAAAGTCCTAACTATAGAGTTTGACTAGAGCGATACAACACTCTAGTCAAACTATTTAGTTTGCTCGGTTAGGAGTTGTTGCCGTTGCCGATGTCAGAGAAGGCAAAGGTCACGGAGAACAGTTCCAGTTGGTCGTTGCTATCTTGAGCAACTTCGATTGGCGCTACAACACTTGGCCATGCCAGCATCAACGTGTACTCTTTGATCCGGTTGTCATTGTTATCCAGCTGATACACGGTCACAGTGGACATGTAGTCATCAGGAACAGTGGAACCAGTGTTCGAGTTATAGCCGTTGATGAAGTTATGCCACCGTTCGAATGAGTTGCGAATATCGAAGTCGGTGTCGTTGACGAAAGTAACTTCCCATTCATCGTAAGTCCGATCGCCTGCAAGCTTCAGGATACGACCACGGAATGGTTGTTCGATAACACCAAGCGTAGAGCCTGGCAGTTGAGTAGACGAACACAGGAATGCAGTCTTGCGGATTGCATCGTTAGTACCAGCAAACGCTGGGAAAGCCACAAGCACCTCAAAACGGTTAGCGCGTGCG